ATTAGAAGCTGAGGCAGAGTTACTATAGTAATAAGTAGTTTCTGAAAGCTGCCGTCTCGTATCGTGTGACATTCCAACCATCTCTACAGTTATAAACGGGTAAGCTTTTTCAGTCTCACCTTCAGGATACCTGAAAAAAACCTGAACTTGCCTTTCCTGGTTACGATCATCGGAAACAGTTAGGTTACTAAACCTATTTTTTACAGCAGCATCTTCTGCGAGCAGGAATCCTTTATTAGGCATTATTTAAGACCCACTTTTACAAGTTGGGCGGTAATTAAAGGTATGAGCTGTTCTTGTGCCTTTATTGCTGCCATTCTAATAACTGGCTTAGGAGGAGAACTATCAGACCCATGTTCCAGCCTATCAGCATCTGGGTGGCTTGATGTAATCCGTACAAGCATAGTGTCATAATCAAACGTTACATTTATGCTGCTTGCAGCCTCACCCCAAGAATCCTTGGCCTCTTTACGCACCTTGGTCTGGTATTTTCTAACTGCAGCTTTTATTGCTTTTTCAACTTTATTTAAACTAGTAATTAAGTTGTTAACTGCATGGGGGGTGCTTGGCTTAGTTTTAGAACGGTAAGAAGAAGTTGATGCAGTTTTCCCAGTCATTGGGACCCCTTACAGTTCTAGGCGTTGAATGTTACAACGCATGTTGTAACTAGAACAATTTTAGCCTATCTGGGGTAATGTTGCAGGCCAAGGAAGATTATTACTAGATAACTCTGGAAAGTTATTATCATTAACAAACTCTTGGTCAATATAAAGTTCTTGACCTTCAATGAGTACAAAAACTTCACCTTTAACACGTCCTCTAACTGTGTAGCTATACACCGAGAAGAACCTACCATCATATAAAAATATGTCATTAAGATGGTTTCGGTATTCCCAAGCTGTTTCAATACCAGAATTACGCATAGCCTCAATGGGCACAAACAGGTTCATTGTTTCTAAAGTTAATCGACCCTCAGGAATAGACCTTCTTTGGTCTTCTGTTTCTGAAGCAAGAAGGGCAGGTAGCACAACCCCTGGTTTGTACTTACGCCCACCAGAACCATATGGAGACTCATCATATACATCATCATAAACACTAGTGGTGCTGGCACTGGTTCCTAATGGTAGAAACTCATACCATACCAAATACTCCTGGCCAGATTCTTTATGCCTTTTATTAAAATGCTTGTTTATTAATGAAAGCTCAGTATGTAGATTCATTAGTAAAATGCATTCGTTGTGCTACCCATTGGAGGGTTGGTATCTATATAGACGTCTTCGCGAAGGTTATCGCTCTTAGTTTCTGGTGTAACAATTCCTTCATCAATTTCTGGCCATTGACGTTCCATAGGAGAGTAATCTCCAAGTTCCTTAGACTTATAGAGTGGTACAAGACGATTGGTTGTTCTTGAGGTACGTCGAAGATTAAATACCTCTAGTCTGTCAAAACCAATGTTAAGTGATGTAGCATGACGCCTATATTCACCTTCCCATTGAGAAAGCAAAGATTGAACCATACGAAAACGTTGACTTGCTGGAATATGTACAGACTCAGATGTAATCACATCAATGTCACGACTGTACTCAGTCATTAAAGCCCATAACGATTCGCAAATTGCTGCAATACCAATTGCGTTGATAACCACATCTGACAACTGCTCTACGGACAAGTTAATAGTATGCAAATGCTTTTCTAGTGCTCTTTTAGCATAAAAGGTAAGGTCAGTGGGTGTGACCCATTCATAGTAGTAACCCTCAACCATAACTTTAGTGTTACTGGAGTATGTACCCGCCAATCGTAAAATTCCATTACGTTCATCCACACTATACTGGGATGCCGATAGCACAGATGCTGACCCAGAACTAGACGCATAAACGGCTACCCACAAAGATTCAGAATCAATGTTGATATGGTTTAGCTCATAAGTACGCCCGACAACATCAAATGATGTTTGAAAGAACTTAGGGAAATCCCTGAGGTAAGTCCTTGCGATGGTTTCAATGTCTGTTTGCGTTGCCATATGTCCAGTCTATCTCAAGTAGGGGTATCAGCGGAGTCTTGGCCTGGCACAGTTTTTTGGGTTGGTTGGTTTATAGCTGGTTGTTCTGGGCGCATTGCCCCAACGCTTGTTATGCGCCTAATTCGTATTTCGTCAGGAGTACCAGTTGGTTTTGGGAGTTTTTCTGTCATAAGGCGCGTATAAACCAACGCATGGTTATATTAGGGGGGATAATACTAATAGCAGTACTCGCTCCACCACCACCACCAGTTTGTGCAGCTGTATTTTCTGCAGTGTTGCCAGTACTATTTTCAGTAACACCTGTATGTTCTGGAAATACAATGGCGTGTTGGTGTGAAGGGGCATCATTAGTTTCTGATGACCAATGCATTTGCATTCCAGTTATGTTTACTCCAAAAATGGGAGTAAGACCATCTGCCACACCATCAGCATTAAATGAATACGGAGCTACAAACCCAGTATTACCAAATACACTAGATTCTACTGTTCCAGGTATAAAAGCATTAAGTCTGGTGGCAAAATCCCCAGATAAACCATCTTGAGTCTTTGTACCAATATGGCTGTGAGCTCCACCAGAGTTAGTGTTTTGTTGTGCATGAGTATGTGTTACAGAGTGTGTGTGGTCCCCAACATCATGGGTGTGCACAGGGGAACTGTGCGTGTGTGTAGGTAGGTTACCTTCACTTAAGGTAACAGTCGATGCTCCACCTGCAGTACCTGCAGTACCTGATCCTTGAATAAACTTACTTGATAAATTAGGCAATTTAAAAGTTGTGCCAACATACGGACCGTATGTTTCTCCTAGTAGGTTTTTCAGTGCAGCGTAGGTGCTATTAGAAACATAGTTACCATTGCACTCTAGCCAAAACGTTTTACCAGTTGGATTAGGGGTTGTTAAATTGCTTGGCCACATAATTATTGCACCAATAGGAGTTACAGACCCAGATTCAGTCTGTAGTAGCAACTCTACCCATTTACCATCTTTTTTGATAAACGTACCTGAACTACCAGAGACTGTTGTGTATCTATAATAGAAATCACCGTCACTACCAACACTGTCACTAGGGTTTGCACTGCCTCTAATACTGATACTTGATGGGATATTTACACGTTTGTCTACTATGCAGGAATCAGAGATTGCTGAAGAACCATTTCGGTAAACGGCAGCTAAAACAACATCTGTTGTAGGTTCAATATATGAACCAGTTGGGGTATTTAGTCTATCTGATGATTTTGGAAAAGTAGGGTTACTGCTACTTTCAGAACCAGATAAAACAACAAGAGAAACAGTGTTTGTTGTTGTGTTTAAACGTGCAACAACTAAATCAAATCTGCTTGTAGTAGCTGATGGTACTGCGGGTAAGGCTTTTTGAGGGGTACTAGCTACTTGGTATACCTCTCCATCTATGCAAACCCATCCCGGGTCAATTGCCACTACATAACTTCCAGTAGCTACACTAACTTTACAACCAGAAACTACACCAGTTGCCCGGTTTCCCAAGATTTGAAAATCAAGGGAATCCGGTTCAGCCTGGTCTAGGCTAATAAAACGACTGTTGCTATCTGGAATATCAGTAGCGTTAGGAATTATGAAGGGCATGTATACCTCAAGCCATAGTGTCGTAAATGTTACCGTTATTACGAAGATAGTTAAACAAATCCTTTGGCAACTTGTAACTCTTTCCATCAACAAAATCAAACTTGTCTTGACCCCAGAACATAACCCATGTTCCCTTAACTCTTGCTTTAACAAAGTCTGGGTCAGATGAAGAAACAATGACGGGTTCGTCAATAACTACTTCATCATTTTCTACAGGTTCAGCCCAATTTGTGGTGGTAGTAATCTTGCGAGCCATGATATCTCCTTGTTGTTATGTGTTTATAAATGGCAATGGGTGGGGGTTTCTGCCCCCACCCATATTACACCATTCGTACCCTCAAATGGGTTACGATTCCTTACCTTTTTTAGGTTCAGGAAATGGCGCCACCAAGCGTGTTGAGAATAACACGCGACTCGTGTGTGATCACACCAAAGCCCCAGATGGCGTACCAGGCAAGACCGTGCTCACGACCAAAGTCAATGACACCACCGTCACGCAATTCAACCGGAAGGCTAATGGCATGACCAAAGGAGTTGTCACCAATCATGATGGCGTTGTAAGAATCGGCATTTTCCTGGAAACCAGCAGTACCAGAGTTAGCATCAAGGGTTGAACCCATGCCATAAAGAGGAGCAGTGGTTGCAGTAGCATCCAAGCCCTTCTTAACCTGGGTGGTTTCAATGAACACGACGTCGTACAAGCGGCCAATTTCACCGAGCATGAAGTTGCCCGGAGCAGCGTACTTAGTGACTTCGATGAATTCCGGCCAGTCACGGAGCGAGCGGCTCTGCGACGGGTGGACGAAACACACGTAGGTGTCGCCCAAACGCGGGATGTTCTGACCAGCGAGGACTTCAACTGCGTCCTTGATGGATGCGGGGCTCAAGTAACCAGGCGACGAAGCGGTACCAAGGGTACCTGCGTCGTACGGGCTGATAGCTCCACGGGTGGTAGCAGCCTTGCGACCGAACACAACGCTCGGAGGAACAGCCGATCCACCACCGAACGGGATACCGTTCTTGTAGAGGGTGTTACGAGCCTGAATGTCCATGCTCTGTGCCATGTGACGACCAAGCAGACGCGAGGACGAAGCCATGACGTCATCGAATGATGCATTGAGCAACAATTCGGTAACGGCAACGGCCTTACCCTGTTCTGACACGGTGATCTGAATCTGGCTAGCCGACAAAGCTGACGGTTCCATACGTGAACCTTCAGTCAAGTTAGCTCCAGCTGATTCATCAACCGTAAGGTTGTTGTAGCGCATGAAGTTGATGGTCAAACCTGGCATAACACCGAGTTCCGTCTTCTTCACAGCGAACTGTTCAAAGCGTAGAACCGGCATAGCCTGGAAAAGGATTTCCTTTGACCAAATTTGCTGGATTGCGGGAGATAGAGCCGAACTACCGTCAGTGTATCCTGTAACCTGGTTGCCTGTGCCTCCAGTATAGGTACCTGTTCCGGTAATTGCTCCACCTGCGGGTGCGGGTAATGCCATTTTAATATCCTCCGATGGATAGGTTGTTGGGTTTAATTATTAGTAGCGGCCTCTAGGAGCCCGCGTTGCTGACATGAGTCTTTCACGCATTTTTACGTATTGATCCATCGGCATATTGCGGATATCCTCCGCGCTGACCGTTTGGTAGTCCGTTTGGTTGTCCAGTGGTCCAGAGGGGGGCGCCGTAGTGGTGGTCCCTTTCAAACGAGGGGGACTCGCTTGCTGGATTGATTCAATTATAGCAGTACTTCGATCACGAAGTACTGTAATGCTATGTTCAATCTCTTCTTCACTATTACCTGCTACAAGATCTCGTAGCTCAGGAATAATCGTGTCGGTCTCAGCCTGAATGCGGCGTTGACGATACGACTCTAGTTGCTGGAGGTAACGTTCTTTTTCAAGCATTGCATCGGTGGCTTGGCGTTGCTTTTCCAGTTCGGAAAACTTCTGGCCCCACTCTTGCTCAACCTGGTTAATACGTTGATTGAATTCATCTTCCCGCTTTGAGAGAAGATCTTTTGCAGAAAGCTCTTCCATCTCACGCTGACGAGTAAGCTCGGCTTCCTTCTTAGCGCGGTCTGATGCTTCCTTAATGGCTTTCTCACGGTCACTGCTAAGCACTGACAGTTGTTCTTCCATTGACTTGACTCTATGATCGGCATCTTCAAGACGCTTGTACATCTTATCCTTCTCCTGCTGACGGACTTTTTGAATGTCCTCTTCAGAGAAATACTTTTCTTCCTGCACCTTTGGAGCCGGGTTTTCTGCCGGATCTACGGGTACCTGAATACCATCTTCAAATTTTGACATAAGTTAACCTCTTTTAGTTGGGCTGTTAATAGCTGAGTTAAAACGACAATTTATTCTTCATCAGGAACACGACGCTGGGATAACCTAGCTCCGTATGCCTTTGCAACGATATTGTTTACCATTCCTTCTACAGGACCACCCATAACTTGAGTACCCGGTAAGGGGCCCCCTTGTCCTTGTGGTGAACCTGCACTTGTTACATTACCATTTCCAGAGGGTACCGTGCTGGTACCATCTGGGCCGGGTAACAAGCCTGTTGCCATCATGACAGCCTGATTAATTTGGGCGCGTAACATGTCAAGCGCACCCTGGTCAATGGCGTCATCACGGAGTTCTTCAAATATCTCAGCAAGCTTTTCCCGTGGGAATTCCTCACCGAGCATGCGCATAGCGCCTTCTTTAGATTCAAGACCCATAGCCATTTTGGCTTGGGCTTCGTTAAGCTTAATAAGCACGTCAATTGGCAAGGGTTCTGGCCAGTGGACTTGAGTGCGGTAAGTTAAAGGGTCCATAGGATCAAGCTGTGTAAGTTGATCCATCTCAGGCTGCTCTGTAGTAGCAGGGTTGTATATGAGAGCTTCAGGAGTAAATATTGCTGCTGTTCTAATGATCAACTCATTAATCTTTTCAAGTCCCTTAGTAAAGTGAATGCGCTTCATATTAAAGCGGTTCATTAAAGGCTGGTATTGGATAGCTAGAGCTACACCAGAAGTGTTTGATACCGGTTGAAATTGTCCGAGAGCTGTTTCGGGTACACCTGTGAGTTCATGCATAGCTCTCTTAAGGAACGTAATGTACTCTAAAGCTCCAGCCATGTTTCCGCTTGACTCAAGGTTAAATACACTAGCTTCTTTAGGAAGACCTGCCCAAACTTTCTTAGGACCACGTTCCAGCTGACTTGCCTTAGCACCAGTAATGATTGTCACTGGAGCAGCATGGTAGTTAATGATGTCTGATACTTCAGTCATCTTTTCATTCAACTCACGGTTGAGAGGAATGATGTCCCATATATCAGCTTGTCCCCAAGGGGATGAGGATATAGTCATGTTAGGAATGTGAACAATTGGAATGTGCCCAATAGGGTTAGGGTACTGGTCAACAAGTTCGTCATTAATGTACTGCTCAATTGAGTCATCAGTAAGTATTTCAGTAAATGTGTAAACCTGACGAGTACCTTCAGGGCTAGTGCCCCAGAAACGATACTTCAGTTTAAATCGCAACAAACGGTCACGGTCATGAGGGTGATACTCAGGAAAGCA